CTCTTGCAAGTGCAAGTCTTTCAATTGCAGCCTGTCGTTGTTCTTCAGACATTTTTCGTTTTGCCATATTACCTCTCTTTAGATTATTATTATGATTTTATGATAACACAGATTTGTGTAATGTCAAGACCCCATGATTTTTTTGAGTCGTAGTTGATTATCTATCCATTGTTTCGCAATATAGTTTTTTACTTTTTTGGTTGCAAGTTTTCTAATAGTTTTAAATACTTTAAAAAACACATCTTCTTTGTAATCATTATTATCTATTACAATAAAATTTCTGCGACCAAATAGTCTTTGAAATTTTCCTATATTAGATTGTACATTATTCCAATATGTCTTAACAATATCTAAAGGTAGTTTTCTGTCTCTTTCATTGTTTCTTTTTATTGCAGTCTCTAAAGATGTATTTACAAATATCATATGAGTATCATATCCTAATTGTTGTAACATTTTTTTTTGTATTTCTATTTTACCATACTCTGCACCAGTACCGTCTATGATTAATCCTAATCTTCCAGCAACAAAATTACTTTGCATCTTTGCAGTAACTTCTTTAGCTCTTTTTCTTATTTTATCTCTCTCAAGAGTTTTTTCTGGACTCATGTCTCTAAAGTCTAAGTCAAAGTCTGCATCTTTAAGTAGTTTTTCAAATGCAGTGTCAGAGTTAACAATTTTCATACCGAGCCCACCAGTGGTCTTTCTTACTACAAAAGACTTACCACTACCAGGCCCGCCTGCAAGAAAAAATGCTTTAAATATATTAGGGTCGTATACCCCTTCAACTAATTGCTTGAAATTTATCATTCTTTGTCGCCGCTTGCGTTAAAATCTCTTTCGTTCTTTCTTGTTTCTGAAAATTATATTGTCTTACTTTACGAGAGTTTTTATTACGCATTTTATTTTCCTTTGTGTGTGTTATCATACCAAAATAGTTTTTCCTTTACCAACTGGACTTGATGGTAAATTACTTGGATATTTACTTTTTACACTGTCCTTAACAACTTCCATTCCTATTCTATGTTTTTTATCACCAGCAAATGCAAATGAATGTCTTAGCTTCAATATTAAATAATTACCAGATAATTTTTCATCAAAAAAAGATGTCCCAGTTTGATTTTTAGGAATCTTCAAATTAATTATGTTACCTACCTCTAAACCACTATTACCAGTTGTTTGAATCATATGTTTCATACCATTATGAAGTAAACTAATTTTCGAGAACCTATTTAAAATAGACTCTTTTGGATTTGTTTTGCCATAAGGTGTTCTGTGATTTGGATAAGTAGAGGTTGCAAATATGTTTCCATCAGATGATGTGGATTGTAAAGATATTCTGGAGTCAGAATAATCAGAAACTTTATTTTCATTTTCATCTAAAATACTGTCGATTGGAAACAATGGGTATCCTTTTCCACCACCAAGACTTTCAATATCAAGTTTTTTGTCGTACTCATCTTTTATAGAAAAAGTTTGAACATTATAATTTTTATTATAAATATCATGCACTATACTTTTTGAAGCATAGATACCTTTCTTGGTATTTGTTAATATATCATTATTACTTATAAACTCATTCTTTTCAACTTGATTTAAATTTTGTTGCATAGGATTTACTTTAGAACCTTTTTCATCTTGAAAATCTGCACCTTCTCCAACCACATAATCAAACACAGGCCCAACATTATATAAACTTTCAAGTGTTCTAAAATTAAAACCTCTTGTTGTTTCGTAGAATAAAAAAGATGATGTTGAGTTTTCTGAAACTGACCTTTGTGCAATCATTCTTATTGCATCAAAAGGTCTCATATTAGGTATGATTAAAGAATGACTACCAATGGTTTCTTCAAGTAGTAATTGTTTTTTAGAATTTAGGTAATTTATATCTCTAAATATTTTTTCAATCATTTGAGAGTATCCACCAGAATAACTTTGTGACACTCTTCTTCTCAAATTAAAAAATATTTCTTTGGTTGTAAGTTTTAAAGTTAAAGCACTACCTTGTTGCACATCCATTTTTCTTAATATTTTGTAAACAACAAATGGATGTTTTGTAAAATTTATTTTACCTTTTTTTGTAATATCTGGTGTACCAATATTTAACTTTACATATTCATTACCGACTATAGGTAATAAACTTATTGCATCTCTAGTATCTGTAAATGTTATATCTGCATTTATACTAGAAGACATTAAGTCCTCATAAACATTTACACCAATTAAATTAGGTAATATGTCAACCTCTGCACCTTGATGTGTTATTATTGTACATTCTTTAAGTTCAAAATCACCAGCATATTGAATACTATCTCTAAGTTTTTTTTTCACTAGCTATCAATACCTTCTGTTACTAACTCTTCAAATTCCTCTATGAATTTTTCTAAGAAGTCTGTTTTTAATAATCTTATTTGACTATAAATTAATTGTTGAGCTTCTTCATATTGTCTATTTGAAATGTTTGATGCAGTTGGGTGACCAGTATTATCTGTTCCAATATTAATTGTTTGTGTTGTATTACCAGATGTTTGTGTAATTTCATAATGATGTAACCCATCTGGATTAGTATATTTGTCTGCAACAAACTTTTCAAACTGTGGAACAGTCATAGGCCATTGATGAAATCTATCAACTACATCATTTACTAACAAAATTACCCAATGTAATGTTGCATCACCATAATATTTAAATGCAATATCTTCTGGTTTTTCACCTTGACTTACTTGATAATAATCAAATATCTGTGCGTTTGATGAAGAGACTGCGTTTAGTTTTACTCTTTTTAATATGTGAGTAAATAATGCAACTTCACCATCACCATTTATATCGTATATTAATTTTGGAAATTTACTGAAATATGACATTAGAATCCTTGTTTCGCAAGTGTTTTTGTGATGATTTCTAATTCTTGGAATTGCAAAGTAATCTCTGATTCTACTGGTGGAGTGCTTCCCTCACCATCATCAACATGAGCAGAGTATCTACCACCACCATATTTTACAGACATATTTTTTAAAACACAAGTTGCTATTTTATTTAAATAAGAATTGTGTTTACCACCACCGCCTACCCATTGATACTCAATGTTGAATGTATCTGGAGTAACAAATCTTCTTGAAGTGCCTGGGTCACCCTCTAGTTCTGGTAACATATGAAATTTAAATCTGTTTATAATTTCTCTTATCTCTTTCGCTTCCTCTAAACTTTTAGGTAAAAACTTAAATGAATAACTAAATTCTCTTTTTGCGACACCACTGAATATAAGTTCCATTCTATCTGTTATAATTTTACCTTCTCTTGCAAACTGAATACCTTTTGCACCAACTAATCCCTTTGCACCTATTTCAGCTTCTTTTGCAAGAGTATTTACATTTTCTTTTTCTACTATACTTCCAGCTCCTTCATTTCCAAGTTTGTCTACTTGTTGACCCACTATACCAACATTTTGGTCTTCATATGCAGATGCATAACTTACTTCAACTGTTGCAGGCATATACAATGCAATCATAGTATTAATCTCAGAAGTAGGTGCTCGTTCAAATGTAAACTTTGCTCTTTGTTCTTGTGTTGCTTGTGCAATAGCTAGTCGTTGGGGTCTTCCAGTAGCAGACATTATACTACTAGTACCACCAGTACCACCAGAGCTTACTACTTCATTAGTTGCAGTATTTACTATTTGTTCTCTGTTTTCAGAACTAATGGTATTAACAGTTGGTTTACTTGTTTCATCATATTTTAATTTACCAGCGTCTTGTGTATTAATCTTAAATACGATATAATGACCTAACTGGGGTGTACCACCTAAATCTAATGGATATTTTAATATTTGTTTTTTAGGGAAGTTACCTTGTAAAGTTGCATCAGTAGAAAATGGGTCAGGCAAAGAATTTGTTTGTAAACTTTGTCTACCATTAAACATAGAACCAAATTTGTTACCTAACATTCCAGATAAAAAGTTGTTTTGAAAAACCATATAAATATCCTTATGAGTTACACTGGTCGTTATGTTCCCACAAATCCCAAAAAGTATAAGGGGAATCCTACTACTATTTATTATCGCAGTTTATGGGAACGAAAATTTATGGTATATTGTGATAAAAATCCTAGAATCCTTGAATGGGGTTCAGAGGAGATTATTATTCCTTATCTTTTACCAACAGATGGTAAAGTACACAGATATTTTCCAGATTTCTATATCAAAGTAAAAAGAGCTGATAATAAGATTCGTAAGATGATTATTGAAGTAAAACCAGAAAAATACACAAAACCACCTAAAAAACCTAAGAAAGAAACTAAATCGTTTATTAAAGATGTGTATGAATGGGGTAGAAATCAAGCAAAATGGAAACACGCAAGAGAATATTGTAGAGATAGAAACATGGACTTTCTCATTTTAACAGAAAAACACCTCATGCCACACTATAAATAATAGTGATGAGTATATTTGACGAAATAAGAAATCTTAAATCTACTGGAGAAGAACCTTTCCAGTGGTATCGTAATCGTATTCGTGAATTAGGAACACCTACGCAAAATGAATTAATTAGAGATGGTAAGATAGCTGGAAGATTTCATATAGGTCGTTTAAATATGTTTGTGTATGACCCTAAATATAAAAACAAACTACCATATTATGATACATTTCCTTTAGTGTTACCAATTGAAAGATATGACAATGGTTTTTTAGGAATAAACTTTCATTATTTACCATATGCACTCCGTGCTAGATTATTAGATAGATTAGAAAAGTTTACTAGAGGTTCAAAGGATGATGCAAGAATACTTGCAAGTTACAATGGATTAAAAAATGTTGGTCTTGTAAAACCAACATTAAAAAGATACTTAACACAAAAAGTTAGAAGTAGATTTAGAAGAATAGATAGTGAAGATTTTTTAACTGCATTGATGTTACCAGTACAAAGATTTAGAAAATCAAATGTAAACAAAGTTTGGTCAGATAGTAGGAAAATGATTTAATGGTATTTTCAATAAACGAATTTAAAAGTGCATTATATGGACAAGAACAAGCGATGCAAAATCGTTTTGAAGTTCTTATATTATGTCCTAAAGTATTTAATAACGAGAACGCAAGATATGTATCAATGCGTTGTGATTCTTTCCAATTTCCAGGCAGAACAATCTTATCTGCACCAGATGATAATATATATGGCCCACCAAGAGAGATACCTCAAAATATAGTTCAATTCGAAACAGTCGCTGGTACATTTCATTGTAATATAGATATGTCAGAAAAAATATTCTTTGAAGAATGGCAAAAGAAAATATATGAACCAGGCACTTTTAATATGAATTACTATAATGATTTTGTTGGTGAAATATTAGTTAAACAAATTTCAAAAGGTAGAAGTGCATCTATACCTGGCAATGTCGTTACATTTTCTGGTGCAAAAGAAAAAGAAGCAAGTTATGGTTGTAAATTATTTGAAGTATTTCCTAAATCAATTGGCCCTCAAGATTTAGCAATGGGTAACGCAGAATTGCAAAAAGTAAGTGTGACATTTGCATATAGATATTGGGAAAGAATAGGTGCAGAACCATCTAGAAATTTAGATGATTATGTAAAAGCGAGTGCGACAGGCAAATATAATATAATTAGTCCTAAAGGTATAGTATCTGATATACTTGGAAAGGCTGGTGCAAAACCATCTGTCGTAGCGGGGAGTCGTGCAATTGCAGATTTCATTTTAGAATAGGAGTAAATTATGGCTTTACCTAAGTTAAATACACCAACTTATGAGTTGAAATTAATTTCATTAGATAGTCCAATTCAATTTAGACCATATTTGGTTAAAGAAGAAAAGATACTAATGATTGCATCAGAGACTGGTGATGAAAAAAGTATTATAAGAGCAGTAACACAAATTGTTAAATCTTGCACATTTAATAAAGTAGATGTTGAAAGTTTACCAGTATTTGATATTGAATATTTGTTTTTAAATATTCGTGCAAAGTCCGTTGGAGAGTCTGCAAAAATAAATGTCACTTGTCCAGACGATAATAAGACAACAGTGTCTAAAGAAATAAATATTAATGATGTTAAAGTACAAAAAAATGAAAACCACAAAGAAATTATTAATATTAATGAGACCGTTAAAATTATTATGAAGTATCCAACATTAAAAGATATAACAAATTTAGATACAAAAAAAACAGAGGAGTTATTTAAAGTAATACCAAAATGTATAAAATCTGTGTACGAAGGTGAAAGAATAATAGAAGATTTTACAGATGAAGAAATTGGTGAGTTTGTAAATAATCTTAACAGTGTGCAATTTAAAAGTATACAAGACTTTTTTACAACAATGCCTAGATTAAAACACGATGTGGAAGTAGAAAATCCAATAACAAAAGTAAAATCTACAGTTACATTGGAGGGTGTGCAAAGTTTTTTTTAGTGGCTCTTTCTCATACTAATTTAGAATACCACTTTAAAGTTACATTTTCAATGATGCAACATCATAAGTACAGTTTAAGTGATATTGAAAATATGATGCCTTGGGAAAGAGATATTTATGTTAATTTACTTCAACAACACATAAAGGAAGAAAATGACAAAATCAGAGAACAAAACAGAAAAAAAGTTTGAACATGAAACTAAGTATTCAAAGTATGATTTAGATGGTGATGGAGTTATTTCAGATAAGGAACTTGAGATGGATGAAAAATTGATGAGATTAGAAAATGAAGATAAGAAACAAGATGCACAAAGATACATGGCATGGTTTTCATTATGGGGAATGTTGTTATATCCATCATTAGTTGTATTTTCAGTTTTGATTGGGTTAGACCAAGCTGCAAAAATATTAGGTGACATGGCAAGTGTTTATTTCGTATCAGTTGCGGCGATAGTTGCAGCCTTTTTTGGTTCACAAGCATTAATAAAGAAAAAATAAAATGTCAGATTTATCACAAGTA